CTTAGCGTTCAGCATTCTTGACATGAACGCCTTTGATTTGGTGTCGTTGCCATCCAAAATGGCTACCTCTTCATCAATATCAAAACGCCCCTGCATAGCACTAACCGTAATAATTCTTATAGGCTGAGGCTGCGTCGGTGTAATCATAAAAACACGGCCTTCATAACCAAAAGAGTTGCCAACAGGTATTTTTACCCTGTACTTTTGCCCGTCCTCCGTTGGATCCCCGTAAACCCAAGCGCCATTTACCTTTATTTGATTTTGCATTATTTAAACACCCCGAATTGATAGCCATAACAAATATCTTGTGATGTTGAGCCTGCATCTTTAGTTACTGATATGACCTCATCCACACCGCCAACTATTGCAGGGCAGTATGCGCCCGTTTTTGTTTGGTTGCTTTGATATAAGTTAACAACAAAAGCATTGTCCACATTAGAATTTAAGCCGCCCAATTCCTTAGATGTAATTACATTGACGCCAGCAATCTTTACGGTAATACCAGTCTCGCGACCGTTTGATATAGCTGATAAACCAGTCAAGACAACTCTTTGTCCCGCTGGCGGCGTAAGTGTTATAAACTCACCAGAAAGACCAGACAAAAGGTTTATTTGGCCACTAAAAAATGTTGGCACAAAAGCACCACCACCACCAACAACCGAACTTAATAACTCACTCATTACGCTTGCGCTCCTACTATAGATAATACTGTTGGCGATACAGCGACTAGCTGAACTGATTGTCCCGGCTCTATCTCCATGTTAACACCTGCGCCAATATCGCCTTTTGATCCTTTAATTGTTACACCTGTATTCAATAACTGGACCTTAAAAGTTGATGTAATCATATTGTGATATGTAAAAACATTTCCCGCAACGATAGTCGGTAAGGTTATATCAACCGTATTTGCAGAAGCATCAACCTGTCTTGCTTCATTTGTCGCACCAGTAAAATCAGCCGATTCTGGCGCACCCCATGAGTTCAATGTCTCTAAGTCTTGAATCTCTGGTACTTTCGATCCGTCAATAGCAGGCAACCAATTAGTACCATCATCGCCGACTGGATTATTGCCAGAAGTAGCTGTAACAGCTTTCCACAAAGAGCCATCAGACGTTTGTACAACATAACCTATTTCGTAGATTATATTTTCATTCCATACACCGACAAAGCGAATATTCTCCCACAAAGTAGGCGTAAGCGTTGGATCGTTACCAATGTTGCCATTAGCCAGAGAGCGATAAAACTCACCATCTGAACCCTCTACAATATCGTTAACATCGTATGTAACAACACTATCCCACAGCGTAAAATCACCAAGCTCTTTTTCGCCGCCTACCGGGTCGCGCTCGATATATTGCACATCGTTTTGATCTTCAACTATTAATTTAGCAGTGCCACTAAAAAATATATTAGGGACTCGACCTGCTGAGTCAGTCAACACCGGGTGAGTATTTGCTATTTCCTCAAACTGATCTTTATAGGTAACTAACTGTGAGTTAGTGCCGGATTTAAAAAAATACAACTTGCTGTATGGCCTATACTGTGGTGCTGGGTTTATGAATCTAGCCATTATTTATAATCCTTAAGTTGTGCTAAACTTTGTTTATTTAAAAGGTATTTTATCATGCGCGACAATAACGACAAAGACGAAAAAAACCCGCTTACAAATTTCCTGGTATTTTTACTGGCGTTCTTCATTGCCTACGCTCTCTTTGGCCCCTAAAGCACCACCTACAGAAGCTGCAGCGGTAGCTTGCAGTATTTCACGCTTAAACTTAGCAGCTTTAACCGCATCCTGTACAGTTTCATTGGCTATACTATCAAGTACAGATAAATCTATACTTGGATCTAAAAGTAGATCTGATAAATCAGAAATTTTACGCTTGCTTTTTGGTACTGCCTTTAAATAAGCTCTAGTTACCCTTTCTGCGTCATTACCTGCAAGCTGCATAGTCTTCAAAAAGTCAGCACTGTTTCTAGCTAATTTATTTGCTATTTGCTTTGATGCTGTACCAACGGTAACGGCGGTTATAGCAGCAGGCAACGCTGCGCCACTCATACCCATAGAGGCAGCTAAGCCACCAGCGCCACCGCCACTAATAAGGGCATTGAACATGCTAGGGCTATTTTCCAACTTTAACCCCATACCTCCAACCAAAGAAGAAAAGTTTTGCTTGAAATCTCCGTCAGTTACCTTTCTAATAGCTGCAATATCATCTTTATTTAAAAACTTCCTGCTCTTCTTCCTGTTTATAAGGTTGTTTAGCTCGTTTCTTATGCCTTTTTCTATTCCTGCCTTTCGGCTTGCGCCCATAGTGATAGCATTTTGTAGCATTTCCGCTCTTTTTGCTCTACCGTATAACTTCCGCGCATTACCTAGTTTTTTAGATATATCAGCAGGACTTATATTGCCTGTTCTTGTTAAATCATCCATCTTTATGCTATCAATAAAAGAATCGACCTCATCAAGAACAAGTAAAGCTTGTCTTGTGACGTTTGGGTCTGTGGCGCTAGTTGCGTTTTGCGCTATTTTCCTGAGATCGGTTATCTCGTTTATTGGGATAGGAATATCACGGCTAACGTCTTTTTTAATAGCCTTTATAGCATTAAATACCGGCTCTGATACACCCTCTCTAATTCCTTCCTTTTGAGCTAGGCCATCAAGGGAATCGCTAAGCTTACCCAATGAAGATCTTTTTACTACTGCGCCCGACTCATCAACCTCGTTAAACAATATACGTGATGCTGCTTTTACTTTTTCAACTTCCGGCGCTGATTCTATTAGCGTTTTTTTAATCAACTTGTTGCTAGGCTCGCTTGCACTCGTTACCTTTCTCGCCCCCTTTACCCCCAAAAGCTCCAAAGCCGCCGTAGGTAGTGAATGAGCAATAGTCGCCAGTGCAGGGCTACCTGTTGCCTCCAATGTAAACCCACCTATATTTTTCTCTCGTTCTTGCAGGAACTCACCCACTGGCCTTAACACATCGCCTGTGCTTTCTAATGCCGCTTGCGCTCCCGGTAATGAGGGTTTATAGGTTAGCGCCTCCCTAACTTGCTTAACTCTACCAGCTCCTGCCCCTTCCTCGCCAAAAGGGTTTAAAGATGCCGCAATACCAGCTAGTCCAGCTACGGGTTCTGCGATTATAGAGCTACCCATTGCTGCGGCAGCTTCTAAGCCGCCTAGCACTTGTTCACCAAAGCCTGCTTGCTGCTGTGGTGATGCTTGTGGCTGTAATTGATTTTGCGGGAAAGGATCGCCCGCGCCTCCCATAGGAACATCAGGATTTACGCTAGGCAATTGTTGTGCTGCCTGAGCTTGCCCTAGCGCCTGCTGTGACTGCGAATCAAAAAGCCCTTGAGACTTGGCGAATCTAAGTATTTGCTCATCGGTAGCGCCCTCGGGGGCTTCTATTTGTACAGCTTCACCTGTTGGTGTTTGTATTGTAACAATAGGCATTATCTCACCACCCTAAATCCAGCAAATTCATCAGATAATTGCCCTTGCGCTGACTGTCTTTGGACGCTAGTGTTCACTGGTTTATCCAGATTGCCTTCGAGCTTATCTTCTAAGTTAAGCGCCAGAGAGTTCTTTATTTCGTCAGCGGTAAAGTAGTCGCCTTGATCTTCTGCCGCGGCAACCCCTCGCCTAGCTGCCCTGTCAATAATCTTAAGGGCGTTTTCAATTAGTCTTTTGTTTGTTTCTGGACTTCTTCCAAATCTAGCCTCTAAAGCCTCTAGCCTTTCACCTTCAGCAGCGGTAAACGCAGCGCCGAATATTGGCTTTAATTGAGCTAGTACAGCCTTACCCATTAGACTTGATAGCTCGCCCTCGTCAGCACCCTCTACACCGAAAATCTGCTTAGCTTTTAAAGCAACATTATCAAATCCGCCAGTATCAATACTGTCAAGCAAGCTTAAAGCTCTATTCATGTTTGCAGCGCCGTCAGCAGCCTCTATACCTGAATTAATAAACCCTTGTCGCCTAGCTGTATTCGCTTTTGCAACTGCTTTTCTAGTTGCTTCATCCACGCTTATGTCAGCTTTTTCTTGTTCTGTCTCGCCAATAAATCCAGCTTTTCTACCAAATTGCATGGCTTTCTCAGGGTCTGACTCAAGCAAAGCTTGAAACTTCTCATAATCTCTAATATTAGCTGTCTTTTGCTGTACCGACTCCCCGCTTCTTAAGCGGCCTAAATCAAGCTCTCCTTTTTCCAAAGCCTGTCTGGCCTGTGCGATTTTTAGTTGCTGCAACTCATCAGGCTCGGTTGATTGCAAATACCCAAGACTAACGCCTACTTGCTCTCCAACCCTTAATTTTGATAAAGCGCCAGCAACATCGCCACTCTCAACCATGTCAATAATGCCAAGCGTGTCGGAGTTATCACCGCCTAGGCGCGTTACATTCTCCGCCCTGCTCTTCATCACAGACAAGGCGCTAGGGATGTCACCAGCCTCCATCATAATACGAACCTTTCTTGCATCATCAAAACCAGCTTTCTTTCTTAATTCTAACTGCTGGCGTTGATATTCTTCGCTCTGTCTTTGTGCTTCGTTAATCTGTTGACCAGCAAGCATGCCCGCCTGTAAACCTCTAGTTACATCTAACATATTAAAGCCCCGTTAAAGCTGAATTAATATCGCCAACTGTAGCAGTCTGAGGACCACTTACCGCTGTTGCTGGTCTATTTGATAAGTACGTTCCACCAAGGCCGCCCAACATGCCTATAGTATTTTGCATATTTTGACCCCTTAACAAGTCAATATTAGCCTGATTAACTCCTTGCTGTAGTGATATATCAGCAAGGTTAGTTCCCTCACCTATTGTAACATTCCCAAGCATTTGTGCTAACTGCTGTTTTTGCTGAGCACCAAACTGACCAGCGCCACTCAATAAGTTTGCAATGTTAGAACTACCCGATCCGATAAGATCAGCAATACCGCCACCTTGTTGGCTCGCTAAATTAGCAAGAGCTGAGGTTGACTGCCCTATCTGGCTAGCAATATCTCTACCAGCTTGCATTCTGCCTTGAGCAATATCTCTACCAGTTCCTTGAAATAGGTTAGCAATATTAATGCCTTGCTGGTTTTGCAGGTTAGCAATATCGCGCGCTTGAGCTAGCCTATTCGCCTGCCCCTGCAGACCTGCTTGAGTTGCCAACTGTGCTGTGTCTCTTGCTGCTGTCAATCTATTAGCCGCGTTAGCTAGGCTTGCTTGTGTTGATAACTGCGCATTTTGGGCTGCCAAGTTACCTTGTTGCTGGCCAGCTTGCGATAAGAATTGCCCCGCCTGCCCTGCTGCTGCAAGTCCTTGGCTAGATAAATCACCCAATCTATTAAACTGGTTTTGAAAGTCTTGTGCTGCTAACCCTGTGCCAAACCTAGCTAATTCACGTTGCACATTGCCACCACCAAGGCCACCTAAAGCGGAAGCCTGATTGATAATACCTAGTTCACCTTGCTCACGTAAAAATTGCTGTGCTGGCGACTCCATAAAGCCCGCCATAGCTTCACGCTGAGCATCAGCACCCAAAGCACCAGACAAAGCTGCTTGCTGTTGTTGTGCCGCCAACCCGGCGCCAGAGAATTTATCAACACCTTGTGCCGCTTGGCTAAATAACGGCTGGCCAGTTAAAGGATCTACGCTTGAAGCTCGACCACTAAAGTTACCAGAAACAGTAGGAGCGTTAAAATCACCAAAGTCACCGCCTAAACTACTTACCGCCCTAGATGCACCAGTATCTAAAGCAGTGCCAGCACCTCTAAAACCTGTCGATAATGCTTGCTCTGCTCCGCCCAATCCGTATTGCTGCGCTGATTGCGTTGGTATTTGTTGAACTGGCACTTGATTTACTGGTGCTTGCTGTGTTGGCGCCTGTGGCGCAGCTGCTTGCTGCTGATATTGCTGCAATGTTTGAGGGCCTTGCTGTTGCTGCGCTCTAGCTGCCATTTGCTGCTGGACTTGCTGGTCTGCAAATTGATCTCTAGCTGCATTAGAAGCTAACCTATCTTGTATTTTTTGATTAAGCCCTTGAGGCTGGATTTTACCTCTAACCTGATCCATAGCAGAACCAATCATAGGGTCGCGCAAGCTCCCAGAACTACTACTAGGCCAGACACTGGCTTTATTTCTACTTCTTAACACGTTAGCCATTACCATAATATAACCCTACTATCTTATAAATAAATTAAGAGGACTCCGAGAGCCTTGCGGTGAAACACCTGCAAGAATATCTCTACTTTTAGGCGCAAACCTATCAAAAACATCAGCTCGCTTATCATCAAAAACACTGTCAGGGGCAAAAGGTATTCTGTAACCCCTATCAAGCTCAACACTGTCATTTTGTGGCACGTAATTCTGCAGCGCTTGGTTTCTGTACATTTCTTCCGAGCCCGGCACATTCTGCTGAAACATGCCAATAGGTGTGTTTTGAACTCTAAATGGCTGCAACCCACTTAGATCAACATTGCCACCTAGTATGGCGTTTTGTATTTGCGGCAGCCCAGCGAGTATAGCTTGCTGTGCGCCTACATTGCCTTGCTGAAAAGCATCCATTTGCGCCGGAGTTGATTGACCGAACAAATCAACAGCACCCTGAAAACCCTGCGTTGCTGATGCTTGCGCTTGTGGGAATAATCGGTTTATATCCCTCTTAGCCTCTTCTGCCGCCTGCTGTTGCGCAGCTATAGCGGCATCACTAGATCTTTGTTGAGATTTTGCTGCATCTTTCGATGCCTCATTTCCCATATAACCACTCACCAATGTAGCCCCAGCTACCGCCACTAATCCCCACGACATAACAAACCCCCTAAATGCTTCTCTATTAAGCCATCAAAAGAAAGATCATCGTGATCCTCCACTATAACCTGGCTCTCTATCTCGTCTAAATCTTTACTATCTGTAACATGCAAGGTCTGCCAGATACAGTCACTATGTACAGCGACAACCTTTTGCGTTCCCGCCTCTGAAATAAAAGTGTAAGGAGCTGAAAGCCTTTCAACGCCAGTAGCAGTCAACACAGTAACATCACCTTTTAGTATTACATTAAAGTGCTGTGTAGCGTGTATCTTACCTATAATCAATGTACCTTTAGGCATGAATATTTCCCTAAGGTAACAGTTATCGGCAAACCTATGTGTGACCGGGCAATTTTGATTTTCCAATTCGCCACTACTAACCATATCAAGCATCTCTTGTGCTGCTTGACCTATGACGGCTCTATTTTTATTTATTTCTTTTTTAATTACGTCTTTACTCAAACCAAAACCCACCCTTTAGAAGTATCACCCAAGCCATCATCGGCATCGCGCTTTATATATAAAATAGCACCTGTAACGCCTGTTTCATCCATATAAATGGATGCTTGTGGCGCAGGAACAACGCCCTCAGGACTTCCATTGCCAATTATAACAGATTGCTCAGTAATGACCTTTAGCCAAGTGTTAAATTGCGTTGACGGCGAACCATCCTCTTTTACAAGTGGTCTTGAACTACTCGGCTGCGCTATACGTTTATTGTCTGCCATTTGAACCTGTTTTAATGCTAGCTTCTAATTTAATAAACACTGGCTTTACTGGATCACTCATTATAAATTTTAACACAGCGAACCGTGGAAACCTGCCTAACTTGCGCCATATAGCCCTGCGCTCAAACTGACCGATTTTACCAATAGACCTTAGTAACTCATCACCAAAACTCTTACCGTCTGGTGATGATGTCATTCTCACTTGTGGGTCCACTGTAACCAAATCGCCAACGCCAGATTCAAAAGTAGCCTCTAGTCTAGTTACGCTTATAGCATGACCTAAATCAGAAAACGGCTGTGTAGCTATAACTCGTATTATTTCGCGATCATATTCTGTGTAAATATCAACATCAACACTTCCTATTCTGCCGTCTTGAGAGTCACCACACAAAACGCGATTGTACGCAGTTATAATAGAATTTATGCGCCAGCGTATAACCTCAGTTAAGCCCTTGCTATTAGTTATAACTGATTTTCTCTCATTCCATAACCCTGTAATAGTATTGTATTCAAAAGTACGCGTTGGAAATGAAAAGCCTACGAAATAAGCGCCTTTTTGCGCGTACGAATAAGCAAAAGCCTGCTCTATTTCTATTTGTGAAAAATCTTGCAGCAATGAGTCAATGGCAGTGGTTGAAATCTTTTGAACAGCATTACCAGCTAAAGCCCAAATAGCTGGACTCTCATTAACACCGCCACCAATAAACATAAACGTATTATTAGCAGAAATCATAGAGAAAGGAGCAAACACACCTTTATCTAAAAAGAATCCTGTACGTTGAAACGGAAAGCCACCTAAGCCAAGGTTCTCATGCTCCTCTATTGTTTCTGAGCCAGCAATGTAAAGTTTGTTATTAAAAACGTGAATTGAATTTATTTTGTCAGGATCAGACTCGGCACTACCAAAGTCCAAAGCATTCCAGTTTAAGCCATCGTTAGCAGCAGACTTAATAAACTTCTTAGAGTCAGTATTGCAAACAAAAAAGCTATCAATAAAAACAACTAACTGCGGATTGCCGTTAGCGTAAAAATCACTGTCTGTTATTTCCTGAAAAACTGGTATAGCAGTTTCATCAACAATATAACCTGAACCGCCAGGTACAAGTATCATTAATTGCTTGCCGTTATCAGCCATTGATACACGATTATTACCAGGTATAGTCCCCAGTGATACCGATGTAAACACCTCATTACCAGCGCCGTCTATGTTACTATCAATCCTTACCAGTGTTTCACCGTTAAGGAAATACGGCTTGCCATCTTTAACGTGCGCACCTCTGTTGATGTTTTTGGCGTCACCCGTGGTAATTACCTCCTCAACACCTGGGCAACCTAACAGTGTCGCGTTAGATAAAGCACCTTGCGTTTGTGGGATATTAGGGTACCAGTTAACGCACTCTTGAGCGCTAACCGGCAATGATTGCGACAGGTAAAACCCGTTAGCTATTGGCAGGGTAACATTATTCATTATCTAACCTGCGCAGAAAATGAACTGTCAAGCTCTGCTGTAACATCATCAGTTGAGCCTATATTAGCCACCTGGAACTTAACATAATCGTTTTGATTCAATGTCACGCTATCAATATAAATATAATAAGCAACATCTCTACCACCTTGTAAAGAGTTTATTACTCTGTTTTGTATCTTTCCGTCTTCAAATGATGTAGTGGCGTCTCGGTATATCACAGCTTTAACAGCTACAACATCATTAGCTGTGCCATCGATAACAAATTGCCCTGAAATTTGAAATTCCTTGGGCGTTTCTCCTAAATATCTTAACTGGCCGTTAGCTGGTGAATCAAAGTGCTGCAAATCACTAGCTGCTGCTGTCCCTGCTAAATCCACATAAACACCACTACTAACAATGGTGGTTAAAACTTCCGATGTGATAGTGCTATCACCTCCAACAAAAGTATTTTCTATCCCGTTGTTTCCTGCCCACTGACTAACCAACTCGCTGGCTGAGATATTTGGCAATATGTTTGCATCAGAAGCATCAAAAACACCTCCCCTAGTAATAATACACCTATCAAGCTGCAGTGTTGACGGGTTAATAAAGTTACTCGCTGAAAAATCAATAAACGAGGCACTAGCTGGCAAATCTATATTTTGATTGCTTCTAAATCTTGAAGCCATTGAAAAACCTGCGCCGGCAGAAAATAACGAGTAAGCCCCGTCAGTTAAATTTCTGACAATAGACGTTTCTATAAAATAGCCACCAGCCCACGATCCAACTAATTCAAGCTGTGGCTTGCCGCCAAACCTACCCGTACCAGTCTCTAGCCCCTGCCTGTAATTATCTATTGAGCCAAGTGATTCACAGTTATTGTAGTTGATACGGGCAAACTCAAACGCATCAAAGCCACTGTTTGACACTAGATTGTATACTTGCGAGCCAGATCCTGTTACTTCAATAGCGTAATCCTTGCCTAGCAAATTACCACTGCCACCCACTGGTGATGTGAACATGGTATAACCTACCGCGCTAGATATTAATTTCGATACATCAAAATTATAACCAGTTAAGTTCAACCCTCCAGCTGGAACCTCTATAGACTGAGTCCCCATATCAACCACACCATCAATAAAGTATTCTTTTGTTGAGTCTAGTGTTCCTGCTAAATCAGAAGCTTGAGACACAACAACTCTATTAGATAACCCAGTAGCAGGATCAACAGTGTTAGTTAGTGTTATTTCATTTCCAGACTTTACAACACTAATGCCTTGCCCTGCGGATAACGAACTAATAACAGGCTGCGCATTAGTCAGTCCGCTAGTTAATGAAACGCCAGAAGCGTCTTGAGATACATTCCAGCTAATATCAATACCATCATTAGGGCTAGCGCTTGCTATAATCCCGTTGCCGCTCTCAATCGCTCTAATTTGATAATCTTGCGCTGTTGGCTCTTGTAATACTGGAACTCCTAGCGGATCGCCAATACCAGTAATGGTTCCAGTAACACCGAGATTCAACTTAAAGTCACTAAATGACATAGTGAAGTTTTGATTGTTGTTTAGGAAGGTAATTGGATCAGAATCAGCTATCGTTGTCTTAGCGGTAAACTGACTTATTTTCTGACTATTGCTCATTAGTGTTATCCTCTAACAAAATATTTCCGTTTTGCTCGGTAAGAATTGTATTACCTTCGCCAGCATAAAAGTGCACGTCATTAGTCCATACCTCATTACCAGAACCAATGGGTAGAGTAGATGGATGCTTAGTGCTAACCAAGTTGCGTGATATTTTACGGATAGCTTTCAACCCTCTGTCAGCATTAGCTACCAACATACCGCCCGGATTCATATCAAACGATGTAACAACATTTAAAGCAACATTGTATATCAAGCCATTAATGGCGCCATCAGGAATAGTTATTGGGTCGGTGGGCAAGGTTACATTGGTGTAACCTAGTGGATTAGTGATTGCTAACTCAGACATGTATCGGTTCATATACCTAAGCACAAACTGAAAATCAACAGCGTCAATGGGCTGCTCCGATGCCTGGACAAGAATTTCTTGTAGTATATCGTTGATAACGCTTTCTGCTGTTTCCATTATTATTCAGCCTTATCTGTTTCAGCTTTCTTTTTTGGCGCTCTTTTCTTTGTTGGTTTCTTCTCAGTCCAGCCCAGAGATAAAGCGTATGACAAAGAGTTGTCGTTTACTTCCATTTTTGTGCCATCTGGCTTATATAGCGTATTCATAAGTAACCCTTTA